AAATATTGTCTGTACAATCTGCCTTTTTCTGAACGCTGAATCATGCAAATCTGTTTCGCCATGTCAACTGAAATTTGATAGTCTGTATATTCTGTAAGTGGATTCTTAGGATTATTGGTTTCTCTTTTTTGAGTAACCAATTTATAATCCCGATTCAGTTCAAATCCATATCTCGTTATGCGTGCGAACCAGTCGGTAAATCTTGTACCAATTTCTAACCCAGCATGAAGTTCTCTCGCGGAAACAGTGGCTGCTCCGCATCATAGTTGACAGGAATTAAATTCTCCATCTAGTCACCTTCTTTCTGTTCTTCACATTCCTGCTTCTTATTGCTTGCCATTGCTTCACCCATACCAAGCAGGTAGCCTTTATTAAATTCAGACATATTAGGAATAGCTTTTGTTATAGCTTCAAGAATCTGTTTTTCTTTTTCTGACATTTTTCAACACCTCTCTTTCTCGACCTGCCATCATCAGTACCGGGAGGTCGTCTCCGGTAGACGGTCATTCCTGACCGTTTCGGCTATTTATTTTCTAAAATAATTTCAAGCACATTTTTTTCTGTCACTCTCATATCAGTAACTCTTTTGTCTAAAAGCTCATCCGTTCCACAACTCAAAAAGTCATCCGCAAAGTGCTCTGTTTCGAACTTCATACCAAACGTTGTTACTACTGTTCTAATCAATGTGCTATTGTCGATTATCATTAAAATATCGTAGAAATTCATCTTGTTTCCCTCCTGTTTGGTTGTCTTGTGTTTTGCTGTCTATGCCACTATTATATATGACTTTGTCACTTTTGTCAACACTTTTTTGTGACTTTGTACGCTTTTTGTGTCATAGTCACATTTTTATATTGATTTTTATTTTTCGATGCGATATAATAATTGCAATAAAGGAGGTGAGTAAAAAAATGAATGAACGCTTGAAAAAATTAAGAAAAGTGCTAGATTTGACACAGCAAGAGTTTGCTAACAAATTAGGAAGCACAAGAGATAACATTGGCGGATATGAAACAGGCAGAAGAAATCCAAGTGCCGCTGTGATTTCTCTTATTTGTACTAAATTTAACGTCAATGAAGATTGGCTACGAACTGGAAACGGCGAAATGTTCATCGAATTAACAAGAGATGAACAGATAGAAAACTTTGTCGGTAATGTACTGAAAAGCGAGGAAGATTCTTTTAAAAAGAAATTTATTTCGATGCTTTCGGCGTTAGATGAATCTGACTGGGAAGTTCTACAGAAAATGGTGGAGTTAATGCAGGAAAACAAAAAGGGCTGATTATTTCAGCCCCAGTAAAGCCTTGATGTGTATGTAGATGAGCCGTAAACAACGCTCATCTGCCATATCAAGCATTTTAATAATTTCTTTTCTGTAATCCATGCAACCCCTCCCGTTATCAAATCTTTACTGCATTATATGATGCGCGTATCTCATTTATTCATTTTGGACATTATTTTCAGCAAATCCCTTGATATTTTATTCAATATCCTGTATAATTTTACCTAAATTATTAATATAATAATAATAAAAAAAGAAGCAGAAAATATGAGCAAGGAAAAAACTAAAGTTTGCAAGTATTGCAAAGAAGAAATTGACGCAAAAGCTAAAGTGTGTCCTCATTGCCGAAAGAAACAGGGCGGCAAGTTGAAATGGGTAATTATCATTATCATCGTTCTGGCTGTTTTAGGAATGGCAATGGGTGGTGGTGACGATGACAGTTCTTCCACTGATTCTCAGACAAAGAGTACTACCGCAACAACAGCGGCTAAGAAAGAAACTGCCAAAAAGGAAGAAGCAAAAGAGAAAGACAGCGTAAAGGTTGGCGAATCTTTTGAAAATGACGGTTTAAAAGTAACTGCTAAAAAGGCTGAATTTGGATATGATGCCGGAGAGTATTTCACTCCAAAAGATGGATGCGAATATGTAGCTGTAGACTTTACCTGTGAAAATATTGCAGAAAAAGGCGACAAGTATGTATCTGTATCTGATTGCGAATGCTATGCAGATAATTCAGCTTGCGAACAGCAATACATAGGAAACAGTGATTTTGTTAACACTAATTTGTCTCCAGGAAAGAATGTGAGCTTTACGGCATACTATGAAGTGCCAAAAGATGCAAAGAAAGTCATTTTAGAATACAGATCTTCATTCTGGACAGATAAGAAAGTAACTATTAATTTAAAATAGTTAGTCCACTAATAGGACAACCAACAAGAGGGAGGAATCAATTCTTCCTTCTTTTCTTTTTTTCTCAAGATAATAAAAAAGCACCTGTCGAAACAAGTGCTTTATCTTTCCAAAATGTAACTATTAAAACCATGTCTATATATTACTTTTTTTCTCCGTATTTGTCAATGAGTTCTTTTGCCTTATCTATATTTTCTTGTATGGTATTGTATTCAGAATACCGATGTCCCCCAAATGCATAATAATCATGGTAATAATATCCAATGCTAATGTATCCGTTTGGCATTTTTATTCGAAACTCATTGTTCGACTTAAAAACCATGTCTTTAGGCAAGGTGGCTAAGAATCTGTCTAATTTTCTTCTTTTATTAAATTTTAATTCTTGCATATTGCTCTCCTCTGCCCTCGTAACCTCCGGGGCGGTAATAATATTTACATCTCCTTACAGTGGCAGGTTACCCAGCAATTTTGTTGTCCGCAAGGTAATTTGCCATGCGGAAAATCGCCTCTGTTTTCCGGGCAATTTTCACAGTTATATTCATTTTTGTAATTGTACATAAATTCTATGTACTCTTCTCTCTCTTTCATTGTCATATTTCCTTCTTTCTCCGGCGGAATTCGCCGCCGGTCGTGTATTTATTATAAAGATTCTATTTTGTCGGCAACTGTCCAGAGGATTTTTTTAATTAAACTTCCTCCTGGATTCTTACAAAACCAGTCTTCTTTTTTGCAGTCGTAATACAATTTAGCTCCAAATCCCCAGTCAACAAGGTTTAATGCTTGACGCTGTGCAAAGCTTTTGTATTCATCTGTGCAGATGCCATTAATGATTCTTCCACGTCCCATTGCTGCTGGCGTATTAGTTTCTTCGACTTCCAAATATTTCTGAAAGTCATTAATATAGATGCGTTTCATGTCGCCCTTCTCCCACACCTTATAGCCAAGGCGGATAAGCTTTTCCTCCATTGTCTCTTCCATGTTCTTTGCTTCCTTCCATGCTAATTTTAATCCTTCGGAGATGCAAAGACCTGCCTTTTTAACTAATTCCCACGCTCTTTTCATGATTTTTGATAAATTGTATTTTTTCATTTCTTTGTATCTCCTCTCTTGATTTAATTCGATTATACACGATAATGACTATTATGTCAAGAGAAAAATACATGAAAATATATTATTTTTTTCTTGATATTTATTTCAAAATAATGTACTATATATTTATAACGATTAAAGGAGGTTTCAAAATGGAAACACGAGCAAGAAAAAGAAGCAACATATATAAAGGTAGTATCTCATATAGTAATTTATGGGACACGTTAGAACGTAGAGGGTTAAAGCGTTCCAACCTATTAGATAAGGAAAGTTTCAATCTTTCTCCGGCACTGGTCAATAAGTTGCGGCACGATAGAAACGTGAACATAGATACAATTATGTATTTGTGCGAGAAATTGGACTGCCAAGTGTGTGACATCGTGGAGTATAAAAAATAATATATTTTCGTGTATTTTTACCTCGACATAATAGTCATTATCGTGTATAATGTGAGTAAATCAAGAGAGGAGATACAAAGAAATAACCGAGAAATACGAAAGTCTCAGAAAAAAGCTAATAGATAGACTTAGCAGCTATAATTAGCAGCACCCGCCCCGGAGGTACGAAGGAAGGAAGGGAAATAAATGAAAAGAGCCGCTTTATACGTGCGAGTAAGCACGCAAGAGCAGAAGAACAGTGGATTGTCCGTTGATTCGCAGATAGATGCGCTTGAAAAATATTGTGAAGAGCAAGGATATACGGTTGCTGGTATTTATAACGATGCCGGCATATCTGCACGTAAAAAATACACAAAACGCCCTGCCCTTTTGCAGTTACTTGAGGATTGCAAGAAACACGAGATTGATATAATACTCTTCACACGCCTTGACAGGTGGTTTAGAGCTGTTGCAGGGTATTATGAGGTACAAAGTGTCCTTGATGCGTGTAAAGTGCCTTGGAGGGCTATCTGGGAGGATTATGAGACAGAGACAAGTCAGGGAATATTTAAAGTGAATATTATGCTGTCCGTAGCGCGGCAGAGGCAGACAGAGACAGCGAAAAAATACGGTCTGTTATGGAATTTAAACGGAACAACAAGGAATATATTGGCGGAAAAGTGCCGGTAGGTTATCGCATAGAAGGGAAAAAGATTGTAAAAGACGAAAAGACGCGAGAAATAATTGAGGATATGTTTGAGCATTACTTTCAGACCTTCTCAAAAGCAGGAACCGCCGACTATATTTTGAGTAAATACCCTGATTTTGTAAGAACTAGAACAAGGTTGGTTAAGATTATGTCTAGCCCGGCTTATCGTGGCGAAATGTATGGAGTAAAAAACTACTGTGAGCCGTACATCACAGAGGAGCAAGCGCAAAAAATCAACGAAGTATCCAGCCAAAAAACTTGGACAGATTGCAGGAGGCGTATTTACATTTTCTCCGGCTTGATGAAATGCCCGATTTGCGGTTGCAGGCTTTCCGGGTGTGCAATAGGCAAAAAAGGAAAAAAGTACAAAGTATATCACTGCCCCCACTCTGTCGCACAAAAGCACAAGACCTACACGCGATCAGAAAAAAAATTAGAAACATATATGCTCAATCACATCGAAGAAAAAATACGGTTAGATGTATTAAGAGCAGAATGTCGTGTGAAGGCAGGTGGAAACGACGTGGAAAAAAGAAAGAAAAAATTATCCAGTGAGCTGGGAAGAATCAATAAAATGTTTGAAAAAGGTAGGATAACAGAAGAATACTATGACGAAAGATACGAGGATATATCAAAAGAATTAAAAGAATTATCCCAGACCGCCGCAACAGAAGAGCTGGAAACTAAGAAAAAAATCCAAAGCAAATTTCCTGACGGTTGGAAAGATATGTATATGCAGTTAGACGAACAAGGCAAGCAGGTGTTTTGGAAAAGCATTGTAAAAGAAATAAAAATATCCCCCGACACTTACGTGGAGGATATTATATTTTTTTAGTTTTTGTTATACAGTAACTAGCCGAAACCACCACGTTATCACTCCTTTTTTAATAATAAACGGCGGAACGATTGCCCCGCCGCTATAAGCATCATCGGCACAAGCCGAACAATCCCGTCAACGCAGGAAGCTGCTAATTATAAAATTTTAGCATCCGCAACCGGTATTGCACCCACAGTTACCGTACTGATATGGTGCGGAAACCGGAAAAGCCGGCACCGGTCTAGGGTTGTAGTAAGTAAACTGTCCCTGCATATACGCCTTTAAGGTTTCATTCTGTGATGCCTGAGAAGCCGCTAACTGTGCCGCAAATAACTGCTGATTCTGCTCGGCAATCTTAGCGTCCTTAGCTTCGATTCTCTGCGCTGTGAGGGCATCGAGAATGGCTCTAGCGTTGTTATTCTGGTTGTCAATGATGTCTCTTGTGTTGTTTGCGTTGTTAAAGTTTGTCTGGCAGAAGCCGTTTGTAACTTCCTGCTGGATCGCATTGGTATTCATCGCCATATTGTAGTTAACGCCTGCGATAGCCTGTTTGTTATCACAACAACACTGTGCTAACTGTGCCTGTAAGGCGTTAAAGCTCTGCATGTCTGCAATCTGTCCCTGCTGAATTGTATTTCGTGTGTCATAGCCGTTCTGCTGGATTGTGCTATTTGTTCCTGCAAATCCGTTGAGCAGAGAGGTATTCATCGCATAAAATCCGTCACAAATACCGCTGTTGATGGCATCACCCTTTCTTTCGAGGGAAGAAAGGCCACTATCAATCTGACGCTGTAAGGTTGCAAAGTCAGAAGCTAATACATAGTTATCCGCCACGCCTCCGCCGCCGTTATTCCATCCATTTCCGTTTCCCCATCCGCAGAAGATAAAGAGGAAAAGAATGATAATCCACCAAGCACCGTTGCCCTCGCCAAATGCGCCGTTATTGTTGCCTGTGACCGCCGCTAAATCCGCCGGACTCATTCCATCTGTTGTTAATCCCATGAAATCACTCCTTTTTTATTTATTTAAAACCCTTTAAAAGGTTTTGAAACTGTGTTGCCATACCCTGCAACTGGTTATACTGTTGCTGGCTCATTTGCCCGCTATTTAGCAGGTTTTGCACTTCCTGCTTCGGGTCCCCTTGAAACTGCTGTCTGAACTGTTGAAACTGCTGTATCATCTGCATTGGATTGTTCATTCAATACCCTCCTTCTTAACGTCTCCATTTGCCTCTCTAAGGCGTTTAAGCGTTCCTCGTAGTTGATTGGTTGGCTAGATTGTGAAAGCTCCGCTGTGGGTGAATCTGTGCCTTTGCGCTTGTATTCAAACACCTCTAAAAACGGTCTGCCTGTCTGGTCTGCTCTTTTTTCGTAAAAAATTGGTGCCTGGCTGTCCCACAAACGGACAAAAGAGTTTGGCGCCACTAAATATGCCTCCGCCGCGCCCTGCCCCTGTACCCAAATCCGTTCATCGGGGTTGGTCTGCTGTTGCATTTGTTGAGGCGGCGCCTGCTGTTGCTTTAGTCGGTTGAGCTGGTCAAGATAATCCGGTTGTGGATATTGCGGGTACTGTGGATACTGTTGTGGATATTGTGGATAACCGAACATTTATTTTCCTCCTTGCCTCCAGTAATATATTGGTGTCATTGCTCCACTGTCCCACGTATCATAGTAATTGCCGTCAATTACCGCTATAACGTGCCCTGACAGTGCTAAAATATAAACCCCTTCTGGGTGGTTGTTTGCAAATTCTGAGACGGTACAGGTCATGTATTCGTCTGGGATTATATAACGGCTAAATCCATTATCTTTGAGGTATGCGCCCCACACTGCATTAGCTGAGGGCATATCTGACAACATTAAGCCGTACAGGGCAAGTTGTATATATGTTTCTTCCCACGTTTGCTTTGTAGCTTTTGAGATAGCGCGCACGGTGCAATCTCCCACTTTTGCCGCCGCGGGATTTGGGTTCCAATATTGATACATCTCTCTGCCCTCCTTATAGTTTTATTATCGCAAAAAAATAAGCACACCACCACGAAGACAGTGTGCTTATTTCTGCGCAATTTTTAAATCATCTTTAGTTTTTTAAAGGCTGTTTATGTATGGAATCGTGCCGGGAACTAACAAAATTTTTTCCACGGCGCAACTCCACAGCCCCTGTAATCCTCTCGTGCTTATATCCATTTTCTCGGCGGCTTGCTCCTGCGTTAATCCATCAAAAAGCAAGTACTGTACAGTTTCGCGCTCCCGCAAGGTTAAGCGGGCACACGATAAGGCGTAGTCAATAAATTGTTTATCGCCTAATTTCCAGAGTTTTTAATTAAACTTCTGTTCACTGTATCACCTCAAACACGCAAAAATTACGTAAATTTATTTCGTTTTGTCCAGTCCTAAAATCGCTCTAACCTTGTCCGGGAGCAAATCAGGGTTAATTTTGCCGATGTTTTCCACGATGGAACCAAGCTCCATTAGAATGATGTAGACGCACACGCCTGCGGCAATAGGCACCTGAAAGTCTAAGTCTACATATTTCTGGGCGTAGTCGATAAGATACGCAAGCACCACGAGCATAATGGAGCCAAATTTATGATACAATCCTTTTCTCATTTCTGAGGATTTCCACTTGTGGTTAGCGCAGGCGGCTACTCCGCCACTAGCCAAATCAAAAACTACAAAAATACAAGTTATTAGTGGCAACATAATATCTACCATCTCCATTCCTCCTTAAAAATTATTTTTCTTTTGTTTTTATAAATTAATTAAAGCCCTCTTTAGCTGACTGTCTCTGTATCATCTGTGGCCTCTTCTTTGCTATCCTCGGCATCCAGCGCATCATAATACGCCTGTGCCAAGGCTTCCACCTCGGCAATGTCCTCTTCAGTCAGCAATCCATTGTCCAGATGACTGTAAGCCTTGTCAAGCCAATAGGCCACATCTCTGCCTGCAGTAATTTCGCGCTTGATGCTGCGCAATGTCAGGTCGTGTCGTGCTTTACTTTTGATAGCCATAATGTATACCTCCTTTAAGTGGTAGTCATGGACGCAATGGCGTCCTCAAGATTTTTGACGACGAGATTTACGTCCCGCTGGTAGTCCAGCTTGATGCCTGCGCCGTCACTCGCTTGCACCACGGTGTCGGGTGCATAAGCGGTGATGGCTTTGTAGGCGGCAATTTCGGCAGGGGTGAGCGGAGTTTCGATGGGAGTGGCGGGAGCATATATAATGAGCACAGTATTAGCTTCCAAGTATTCAACCCATGATTTAACGGTAGGAAATTTAGAAGAGTCCAGATTGAATTGATATAAATATAGGGGAGTAGCCACAAGCCTAAATGTATTTACAACATTGCCTACGCCCGCTGGGAGTATGTTACTCATAGCAGGTGCGCCAGCTCTGAAATCTATTATGGCCGCTTTGTTTGAATATCTCGTCGCAGATACATTAGCGTCAATGTCCTTACGAAATACCCAAAAAGATTTGTCCAGCGAGGATATGTCGACACTCTTTACCCTCTGCACCTTCACCCCTCTCTCCAAGTCTACCTCGTCGCAAATCCATTGCTGGCCGTTTTGGTCAGTGTAGTTGCCGCCAGAGGCGACAGGGACGCCGGGTAAGCCGGTGGGGGTTGGTAGGGTGAGGAGTTGTTCACGGTAGGGTTCATAATCGGGAGATGATGCGTTCCATGTCATGCACACGTTTTCACTGGCCATATCTTCTAACAAATACTGGAACTTTGTCGCGTTCGCTTTAAGCACAATATCTTTTCTAACACTACCCTTATCAATACCAACCCACATCTGTTCATTGTTTTCGCCAATGAATAAGATGTTTCCGCCTTGCGAAACAATATCGCCTTTGAATACTACAGTTATCTGTGTGTTTTTCTTGACAGAGCACTCGACAAAGTTACCTGTTCTTAGGTTGGGCGGCATCCAATTCTTCCCCGTCACCTTCACCGCCACGCTCCCGCCGTCACCAGCGCTCACAATAGGCACAGGTGCATCCGGGCTGGGTGTGCCGTCCTGCGTGCTCTTGCCGTATACGGTCAGACCGCACAGCGGTGCAGCAAAAGCATCATCACAGCTTACCGGGTTTCCTGTCTCACTGCCAACAAGCACATTCTGGCGCTTCTGCAGCACAGCAGTATCTTCCTTTAGCAAACTAAGTTCTTTCTTTAGTGGACCAAGGTCTCCTGATGTTCCCCTACGTTTCGAGAGTGCATACGCCTCATCTCCCGTTAAACCACTTTTTCTCATGTCCTACACCTCCCTAAAGTAAAAACCACTTGCTATCAGGGGCATAAAAGCCATATAATTCCCCTGTGTCTACGCATAACGCTGTCGAACCACTTGCAACATAATGAGGTAATTTATCTACTTCGGAAGACTTCCCCCCAGTAATATCGCTTGGTTCCGTCTGTATCTATGCAATCCCAGCCGCCTAAATCGTGTATAACATCTCCTTTACGGTATGTCTGTCCATCAATAATTATTGTTCCACTAGCTATCATGCTCTCGCCTCCTTATGCATAAATTGTATCAGATATCCTCTGCGTCTTCGTATTCCGAAAGTGTTTTGAGATACTTATAAGCATCTTCAATAGTCATATTCTCTTCATACTCTTTCTCATATGTAACAGCGGTTCTATACGGTCTGTCGCCGTTGTTTTCCATAGCTCTACCAATCTCATCTACATAAGACACTACAGCTATTGACTCATGACTGTTGATTGTAGACTGAATATATAAGATTCTGTGATAATTAGTAACCACGCCATCACTTTGACGGATTTCTTTTTTTAAAGCCAATTTTATTATTCCTCCTATGAGAATGTTATCTTAATATTAGCCCAGATGCCGCAAGGACTATTGTTTGTAACATCTGTAGTATTTGGCATTGTTGCAAATACATGGATGCAGCCTCCACTAAGCGTTGAGTGTACAGTATATTTGCTAGGTTTGACATATTTTGTTGATGAGCCACCATACAAATACTTATTATTTTGTCGGACCATAAGCCCTTCCACACTTGTTACTGTTACCGTTGGGTTCCCAACTATTGGTTTTGATAATGGAATTATAAAAATGACATCCTTGCCGGAACTCGTAATATATCCAGCAGTACCAAAAGTTGCACTGATCGAATCGCCAGCGCAAAAATATGGTCTCCAAGTCCCTAAATAGGTGGATAAATATATTCTCCCTGCATCCAACTTTATTACGTCTGAAGACACAATCTTTGTATTAGAGTTATCAGCATATATCCCATTTCCAATGCTTTCGTACAAATCAGTATAGGATGTTCCACTTTTTACAGATAACGAGAGACTCATATTATCTTTTGCACTATCATAATATAATTCAAGCGCAGCCTTACCACCGGCATTAGTATTACCTGCATCTTTTGTTTGCTGTGTTGATACAACAATGTTGTTTCGTGACTTTACAACAGAACCAGTACCACTATAAACAGGGTCTCCATCTTCATTCATTACCTTAATATCTGTAATTCCAAATCGTACAATTTCGCTGTTATTGTTGCGCACACACATTCCATTTGCGTCAAGTAACGCGTTCTGTCCAAGTTCATTGCCTCGCATATCACCGACAACTAATCCAAGTCCTTCGATATATTTCATAAAGTTAGTTGCAACTTTAGCAGCCTCTGATATCTTGTCTTCCTGACTGCTAAAGTTTTCCTCGGTAACATCTTTAAAGTTCTCGTAGGATTTCTTTACCTTAGTAGCTGTCTTATTCGCTTTAATTGCAACAGAGTCATCCGTAGGTGGTGCTGTAATGTTTCCTGTTAACCATGCTTTTCCGCCGCTGACACGGATTTTTACTGTGTCACCTGTCTTACAATTAATCGCCATCTGTGCGGGGGTTTCATCTGCTCCACCGTCAATGTGGACATATGCCGTTTTTTCGTCAACGCGAAGGACTTTTGCAACCGTGTCGTAAGGCTTTGTTTTGCTTTCTTTCATTGCCGAGGCAATCTCTTTTATGAAATCATTCAATGCTCTCTACCTCTTCCTTTGTCCGGCATCCGTGTTCAAGCGACAAGGTTTGTGATATTATTCTGAATTTTCCAGTAAGGCCATGTCTCGGATAATTTAGAAAGACCACATCGCCTAAAAGAACGTCCTCGAAAAATCGCCGGCTATACTGTATCGTTCTGGCAGGATTCTGCAATTCTTTTAGTTTTCTAACGGCATAAGCCGCTATGTTTTCCCCGGAAGATAATTCAACGCCTGTTTCCGATTTCCACACTTCCCTGCCCCGGCTGACGGTTGATAAATAACTGTCCGGGCTGTCGTCCCGCGCGATGGCTGCGCCGTAATCGTCATGTATTGCCATAAAACAGTTCGGTGTGTCGTACCAATTAAATGTGTCTGTTACATCACACTCTATGATGTCGTTCGCGTTAATTCCCACCGTAAGACTGCTATTATTATCATTTGCGCAGATAACAATACTTCCATCGCCAAGTATTCGCATCCGCCAGCCAATGGCATCTAAAATATGCAGCGCCATTGTGAGCCTTGTTTCCCCATCTTCCGCAACGATATTATCTGTAGTTATCGGCGATGTTCCTTCGACATACACAGGGGCGGGGATGCAATCATTAAGCAGATTTTTAATCTGTTTTGCTCCGCTACCGGCTGGTGCATAATAGCCACGCGGCAGGATTACATCATCTGCCGGCTTGAGAACGGAATAACAGTCAATATTGTAAGTTTCTCTCACACCATCAAGCTTTCTTTCTGGGAAGGCGGTCAGGCCAGTAAATAGCGCTACTTTTGCTCCCGACCCTCCCTGTCTGGCTTGTAGGTAAATGCGGACCCAACACTCATTGTCTGTTATCTTTTCCGTCATTGTGACGGAAGCAGATTCCCTTAAATCTGACGTACTGTCCCGGTCAATACTACCCTCAGTAAATTCAAATTCTTGACGGTCTGTCCACGTCTTAGGGTCAACTGTTGTTAAAATATATCTTGCTGAAAATCCTTTGCTCCAATCCATCACGCCACCTCATTAGGATGTTCTGCGTTCCACTGTTCTTCCGTCACAGCATCCAGTTCTTCCGAATCCACTTTTTTTATCGTTAATGAGAAATCTGTCCTCATTTTATTATCGTGGTCTTTTTTCTCCGACACCTGTATATCGCAGGAAAACGATGAACCATCTGGTGTCCTAACGTGACATATTCCGGGATACGTTGCGAGCCGTCTCATTTGCTCAATCATCGTTGGTTCTGTCAGTGAGATACTTACTGCATCAATTTTTAAATCGCGAGTGATCGCAGGGTTCCAATCGCCTTGCACAGAGCCCCCAAGGTATACTGTCCTCTCAAAATCTTTATCCCACGAATTATCTAAATCAAGGTTATACTGGATTTCGATAGATTCACCGTCAAAATCAATGATTGCCTTTTTATATTCGATGGAAAAATCGCTATATAACCACGCAAACGAACTATCTGACGTTATATAGTCACCGTTGGCAGTTTTATTTACAACCAGTATGCCGCCGTACTCATTTAACGCCGGGTATGGGTCAACATATTTCTGTCCATAAACCCCATTTTCCAGAATCAATTCTGCTCTGTCTACACTCATCCGATACAAGTCGAATGTATCCCCATCAGCATATGTGGTTGGTTTAGCAACAACAATACTCGCTGTTTTGTTGTCTGCAATCGTATTTACAGTGGCCGTTGGTACTTCCGGCTGGTGTTTCCACCGTACAACAAACGGTATCTTTTTTTCTGCCACATGGTCATAAATGTCTGTAAATGCAATCTGTATGCTGTACCTTGCACCGTCATCCATCTGCCCGATCAGGTCGCTTAAGCCAATAGCGTAGCTGTCTGTTTCGTTGCCAGTAAAACTAGCAATAATTTCATTGGCAAAATGTTGTTCCTTTAATCCGTCCGGGCGCAGAATATAATAATCCTCGTCCCTGACAATCGTTACTTTTGCTGTGCCAGCAGAATCCCCGAAGGACGGGGCTATTGTTAATGGTAGCTGCTCTAAATAATTTGTTGTACCTTCCGATGATTCTGGTACTGTCTGGTCGCTTGTTTCCGTGGTAACATCGCCAGAATTATATGCAGTTGATTCCGAAACAAGATTTGTTGTCACGCTGTTTATCGCAGGTTTTGCAACAATTTCAACAGCCACAGAATCTGACCATGCCCCTTCCTTGCCTCCCTGTGCTGTAACCATTGCTTTTAAATAATGGATTTCTCCTACATTCCACAGATTGCTCAAAAGACCACTTGCAGTATAGATTTTATTAATGTTTTCAATAGTTTCCGATAATGTCTCCATGCCGGAAGACATCATTAAAACAACGACGTTTCCATCTTTGCCTTTAACCGGCTCATCGTTAACCGCTTCCGCTATTTTTATGCTAGCTTTGCTGTTTCCGGTATAGCCGACACTACAAATAACTGTGTCGTCCATACTAAGATAGTTTTCTGTTGTTGCTAATGTAGGTGTTGTTGGTGTCTCGCTCAGTGATACGGAAACCGTATCAGACCAAGGAGATAGCACTTCTTCGTCCCCGGACGTATCCCGCAATCTTACGCGGAAATAATATGTTTTTGCCGATTCTAGGGACCCGATATGCCACGTTGTTTCCTTGTCCTCTACATCATAAGTAGTTGGGGCTTCCGTACTAATCCATGCGTCCTCGTGGTCTGCCCACGCAACGGTAGCCGCATCCGCATTTTTCCACGACCAATCCCATGTTAGTTCCACGGTATCAGATGCCACCGCCATTGCAGTTATATTTTTCGGTGGGACTGCAATCTTTCTTGTTTCCGAATAAATCCACCCAGACTGCATGAGGGGGCTAAGTTTGTAGGTGGTGCCAGACGCTCCATTTTGAGGTGTGGAAGTTCCGGTAAAATTTTTGAGCGCAATCTGGTATTCGGTACCGCCAGAAACGTCCGGACACGCAACTGTGATTGTCCCCTCTTTGTCGGTAATTGCAATAATACCTTTTTCCTCGTTGCCTATTTTCATCCAGACGGCTGTTTTAGCGTCAGGAACTTCCGTGTTGCGTTCAACGCTATTGATAGTAAGTGTTGTTCCTGTTGCCGATACCGTATCAAATGACGGGGATTTTAAAGCCCCTCGCGCCGCTACTCGTGGCTCAGAATATGCATATTTTTTATCGTGCGTACTTTGCACCCTTGTCCACATAATCTGGTCTTCCGCTATGCCGTCGTCCGTGTTGAAATCTGCTGACACCGTATAATCATGGTACGCAACAGTTACTCCTGTACTCCATGATGTGCCGGTATACCTCTCTCCGCTTTCCGGCGTGTCTATGGCATATTGTAACTCCATAGAATCCACAGGGCGGTCCCGCGGCGATGCCTGCACCCAGTTTGCCCATACATAGCGGCTAGAGGAGCCTATCTCTTTGCTCCCTGTACTCTGTATATTTGGACGCTCTGGGATGCTGTAATAATGGTATGCATAGCTCCAACCGGAATCTCCGGCACACCCTCTCGATTTTGCCCTTACAATACGGCAAAATGTCTTGTTTTGTGTCGGGGAACCATCCTCTGTTATCGCCCATGTGCCAGACGCTCCCGTATAGGATGCATTGGTAAAGCGAGCGTTTGCAATGGCGCCCTTATAGTTTGTCATTAATGCGGTCTGTACCTGCGTCCTTGCAAAATGCCTTGCATCATTTGCCTCGTATGAGGTATTCCAAGTAAATGTACCTTTATTTGCGCCAGTATCATCAAGAGAATAAGAAACGGAAGGGGCATTTGGTGCATAAATGGTAAATGTCTTTGTGGAATGTGCGGCTGTATAGGTATGCTTTTTATCACTTTTTGTTTTGCCCTTTACCTTAAATTCTATCGCGTTTAATAATTTTGATGAGACAGGATAATAATTTTTTGCATTAAGTGCTACCGTTTTTTTAGTTGCTGATTTTCCTACATTTATTTTCTTCCACTTTGTCCAATCCCATTTAGAAGCACCGGCGTTTTTTGTATGTAGACGATACCATAGCCACTGTCCATCCTCATATTTTTTCGCCGGTATTTTCCAAGATATTGTAAATTTCAAACCGTCTCTCGATATAGACAGACCGCTAGGAGCAGCAGACTTTTTCTTTGCCATTATGCCATTTTCACCTGCCTTCTAAGCTCACTTGCCATTCTTCTTCCCCATTCTTCCGGGTTATCTGCACCGTTTACAGTTACATTAATAGTTACATCGTTTTTCGTTCCCTGTGTTGCCTCTTTGATATCGTTCATCAGTCTGCTACGACCGTACAGCATCTCGTCTCCTGCTTCTCCTGCTCCAAACAAGGTGGCATCAGAAAATACATATGGGCTTTCCATGGCTTTTTTATACCAGCTAATGTGGAATGATGGCAGGGAACCCTTTCCCCCAATACCGAACGGAGCTTTTCCGCCGGAAACACTCAGGTGCGGTAGGTTTAGGTGTGGAAGAGACCAGCTAAACTTTAAGGCGCTCTTAAACCGTCCAGGGAAGCTTTTTACAAGGGATACTGCCTTAGTAAAGATACTTTTAACAGCCGATGGTATCTTAGTAAATGCTCCTTTTACAGCCGATAAAATACCATTTCCCTTAAATGCTCCCTTGAATCCGTTTACAGCATTTTTAGCGGCACCCTTTAAAAGAGAAGGGAGATTTTTGACCCCTTTTATTATGCCGGTAACAATGTTTTTACCAAGCGAAAACCAGTTAAACGCTGTAAATACGCTTACGATTGCTGTGATAATCTTCGGTAAATTAGCAATTAATAACGGAATCGCACGAACTAAGCCAATCGCTAAATTTGTTATGATTGTTACTCCTGTTGCAAGGATTTTTGGCGCATTATCGTTAATAATGCCAGCCAAATTCGTTATGATTGTAGGTACATATGCAATCAATACAGGAATAGAATTAATCAGCCCTTGAGCAATATTCTGGATAAGTGTCAGGCCTGCATTTATCAATTTGCCTGCGTTGCTCCTCAATGACTCTGTAAATTGTGTCAGCATCGGCAACGCCTGCCCCAAAAAGGTCGGGATGCCCTGAGTCATGCCGTTAGCGATAGTCGTCAGCAAATTAACTCCGACCGATGTAAATACATTTAGCCCTGTGGAAATCGTAGAGGCAAGATTATTTAACAGTTGGCTGACAGCAGTTGTAATACTGCCAGAATTTTGAGTAACGCTTGAAATTAAACCGTTTATGAGGTCGCCGCCGATTTTTGTCAGCCCCGGCAACTGGCCGCTAAAATTAATCGCATCTTGCGCCAGTTTGGAAAGGGCGCCGCTTATGCCGCCAGATTCCATCGCCTCAGCTAATCCACTAACCTCGCTTGTTATACCTTTGATGGCACCACGGATAGTACCCGAAAAGGTATTATAAAAAGCAAGTTGCAGGCCTTCTGTGGCGCTAGATAGCAAGGTTATGTCGCCCTGCAAATTATCTAACTGCGTAGCCGCCTGTTGTGCTGCGGAGCCGGAAGAATCCTGTATTCCTTTCCAAAATTTTTGCACAGTCGCATCACTCGATGCGGTCATTTTATTAAACGCCTGTAAGCCTTGCGTTGTAAAAATCGTTGCAAGAGCATTGTTTTTTTGTTCCGCTGTCATACCCTGCAAAGAGCCATTAAGCTCGTCTACGAGGTCGTTAAAATCTTTTGCCTCGCCGTTTGACTTATAGGCGGATACACCTAACTGATCTAAAGCTTTTGATGCATCATCAGTCGGAGTATATAAGTCCGCCATTGCCCTATTTAATGCCGTAGATGCCTCGGAGCCTGTCACGTTCTGCTCTGCCAAGCGAAGTAAGGAAAGCGTGACACTGTCCGCCGCTTGACCGTAGTTTTTCGCTGTGGCAGCAGAACCGGAAAAAGCCTCTCCAAGGCCTCTTACGTCCGTATTAGCAAGAGTAGCACCCTTTGCCATCAAATCGGCATAGTAAGATGCGTTACTCATCGAGTCACCAAAGCCTTTTACAGCTCCGGCAGTATATGATGCCGATTCTTCCAGACTCATAGCACCGGCAGAGGCAAGGTTAAGTACCGTTCCGATACCGCTAATCTGCTCATCCGCCGACAAGCCAGCCTGAGCAAGGATATTCATTCCTTCCGCCGCTTCCGTTGCGGTGTACTTTGTTGTGCGCCCCATTTCCTCAGCCTTGGCTTTGACGTTCCCTATTTTGTCTACGGTTGTTCCCATGGTAGCTGCTACCTGAGACATTGCAGTATCAAAATTCATTCCGGCATCTATTGATGTTTTTGTAAATGCAACGGCGGCAGCAGAGCCGGCCACCATAGCTGTTTTAGCTACTTTCCCGACCGCTTTAAATGCCCCGCCAATTTTTGATGTGGACGAGCTGGCGTTACCTTCTGCGTCTTTCAGCCCCTGCTTATATGCGGTGTCTTTGATTGCCAGAGTGACAAACAATTCCATCACATTCAATCACTCATCACCACCAATCCGGCTTTTTTAATGACGTTCGCGGCTATTTCTTCGCCAGTCTTTGTTACTGTTTGCTTTTTATCGCTATTAATTAAATCAAAAAATGATACATAGAGATATTTCCCACCGAACGCCTGCGAAATGCTTTCGGTTACATATTTCAGCCCATCGGCCATGTATCGTTTGTAAATTAATTCCTCTGTGTCGTCTAAAATCTTAGCCTTGACGTACAGCAAGAATCCCTTTACGCTTCTTCCTCTGTATTCTCCTGCGCATCGCCAGAGGGTTCTTCTGCTGCGCTTGTTGGCGCTGAGAAAAAAAGCTGACGTACCTCCGGCTCATTGATGAGGTCAACCATGCCTTTGATAACGTCCATTAATTTATGCTTTTTCTTGTATTCCTCAACACTCTGCAATTCAAACGCTGCTAAGATTCCAATTACATCATCTTTGTGTGTTTTTAACAGCCTAGGAGCTGTTTTAGCACCCCTAGCAAAGACTTTGATATATTTCTCCCCTTCCTGCGGTACAAGCTTCTGGCACAGGCTGAGCGCATCATCATCGTCTGCAATGTTACCGATATGTTCGAGGGAGTTCGCAATGGCTTCTAAACCCTGTTCTGCTGTTAATTCTGATAATTTCATGCTTTACCTCCTACGCCGCTTCGCCTGTTTTGATATAAACCTCGTAAGGTACTGTCTCTGCGTTCTTAATGCTGTAATGTCCTGTGTATTCGAAATCAAAATTTCCTTTGGATTTATCATCTGATTTAATCTTAAATCCGCCCGTTGAGAGTGCATTCATAATTTTGATTGCGATAAATCCGGCGGAATCCCCGGAATTTTCGTCCGAATAGTCGCCAATCCACCAAATATCCTTAAAATCTTCTGCCTTTAAATCTGCCCTTGGTGTTACTTTGTTTCCCGCTACGTCTGCCGCCGCCATAAAACTTTTAGCCTGTGTGGTATCCATTGTAACGGCTGTGCCTGATAATTTTACTTCGATAGATTCGATTTCCTTGAGTTCCATCGTGTTTTTAGGCACATTATCAATGTCTTCCCCGAAATCCGTAAAGGATGGCTCCGCGCTAAAGCTACAACCGCCGCTGGTTGCCATGAGGATGTTAGTTGTTGTTATGGCACCCGTTTCCGGCTCAAAAGCTGATACAATAATACCGGCGTTAATCTGTATTTTTTTGAAAAGGTCAGAAGGTACCTGCGTATACTTCATTTGCTCACCTCATTAAATAGTTATAAATTGCATAGTTATTACTGTGTATCTGCGTACTATCGACGAGTCGGCTTCATCGACCAAAGGGGTCCACGGCTGGTCCTGCGACAGGAAAATAAATCCATCATCGCATTTTACCGTAGTACCTCCTTGCAATCTGTCGCTGATTTCTTTTGCCTTTTTGTTTGGGACTGCCTCAGATTCTGTGTGATACCAGACATTTACGACGCTAGTGGCGGCCGCACCTGTCCACCAATTTGCTATAATCGGTTCGTATGTGATAAAAGGGAAAGCGGTATCTTCCGGCACCCTGTTAGACGGATATGCAGTTATGCCGAAGGATGACCAAAATTGATATAGTGCCGCCGTTGGGGTCATGACGTTAACTCCCACTTCTCCGCCGGGACCTGTGCTATGTCTAAATTAGACGACGCAGGGGTTTCTTTTTCTCCTGAATTTGATGTAACTCTAAAAATTTTTCCGTCTTTTGTTTTTAATACATCATGATAGTCTAGCTTTACTGTTTTAGCTGTAGTAATTGTATATGTTGCTGTTACACCCTCTTTCTCTGCCACCCTGGCAGACATAGAGGTATCTTGGATTATTGCCGCCTGTATTTTAGCACCTTCCACCCACTCGGTGATAAATCCACCCTCGCCGTCAGAAGTACGCTTTTTATCCATGAGTATGCAATCTTGTAAAAATTCATTGATTAAACTCATGCCATTTTCCTCCATGGGTTCAGGCGTGCCCTAAAGGCATCTTGCCACGTGTAGGTCTCGCCTTTACTGTTTGTTGCCCTGCTGTACGAATATCCGCCAAACGATTCCGACTGATACGCTCCTAAATTGCCGTTTTTCGCCTGCCACTCGCTGATTTCGTCCACCAGTGACAAAAACGGTTTGGGGATAGCCAGCGGAACAACTACGCCGTTAAAAGTCTCCTCCTGTAACGGAGCAGTATTGCCTTTGTGGTACTGATAAACCCCGTCATTAAAGATAGAGCCGCTTACTAAATAGTACTGCCCATCTTGTAGCGGGAGGCGAATCGCGGTAGTAGAATAACGCAGGTCTTTAGTATCTTCTGTCACGCCTACATCAAAATTAAGCGTGTCAAAAATCCAATCTCCGATTGTTATTTCTCCCGTGATTGCCGCCCCTTTGACCGGGAAGAAATTGTGAATGTGATTCATGATTTCATAAAGCACTCAATCATCCCCTTTTATTTTCCGTTCGAACTTACTTCCGAAACGGCACTTGATACTTCTGGGATAGTTTCTGTGGTTCCGACAGTAACTACGCAAACACCGTCAAGGTATTCTGCCCACAGCTTCATGCCCATAATGGCGTATGTTTCGCCTGTGGCGTTTGTATAGTTGCCGCCTGCGTGGAATCCAATCAGATTTGTTTCGCCAGATGTTGTGTAGTCCAGGCCAAGTTTTTTAAAATCACTATCGCCGGGATCAATATAATACAAGTCAATATTTTCTACAGGTGTTGCAATAACAGTTTTTGCCGGGATGTAGGCGTCAGGGAGGAGGAACAGTGTAGAGAAACCAAAGAAGTCTTTGATATACTGCAATCCAAACATTGTCTGCACAGTAATCTCTTTATCACCTAACCAGTCGTAAAAATCCATTACATTTGCAAATCCTACGACTTCGGTTACATTTCTGTTCATGCCTGCGAATTTGTTGAGTACAGCACCTTTTGCGATCGCAAGTGCTTTCTGCCATTTCTTCTGCGTACCTTTTAATGTTCCCGTTTTTAAAAATGTGTAAAAATCTTTTAAAACCTTGTTCTGCAGCTCAACCATAAAGGCATCATCTGTCTTTTCGATTGCGACCGTTGCGCCCCATTTTGCCACAGACTCAAGAGTTAAAGATTTAGCGTATTTTTCTACAACAATATCTTCTTTCTTGCTTTCCACAACTTTAAACTGTGTAAAAGGGATTGCCTCACCCTCACCTACGCTTGCGCCGCCCTGTAAAGCTTCATCTTTCATCTGCGCTTCGTAGGTTACTAAGCTGGTGCCCGGCTCTTTTCTGATAGGTTTAAAGATTCCCAAGATAGTTCTCAGCGCATCCCAGTTTTTTTCAAATTGTGTTACAAAATCAATTTCTCTCGCTTTGAGAGCGCTATCTGTATTTAATACAGTGCTAGTGGTTACTCCTGCCATTGTCTACTCCTTTCAAAAACCAAAAAGTTCGTGATTTTCCGCAATCGCTTTCTGACGTTCGCCCGCATCTTTAATTTCCATGATTTCTTTCTTGGTCATTTTCCCCGGTTCTCCTCCCGGTGGATTTGATACGTTAGCGCCTTGAGTCGTTTCGGTTGTAATATAATCGGCATACGATTCTTTGATGCCTTTTTCTACCTCTGTTGCGTTCTCAAATTTCCCGTCAGTTCCGATTTTTAAATTATCAATAGTTTCTTTTGACGCTTTTAATGCAAGGCCAATTACTTTACTGGACACGCCGGAATCTTCAAGCATCTTTTTGTATGCGGCTTCTTTCGCATCGTACGATGCCTTCTTGTCCTGCTCGGCTTTGTAGCTCTCAAAACCTGCGTGTTCTTTCTCATACTTGCCTTTCCAGTCGTCCTTTTCATAGTCCTTCAATTTCTTCTGGAGGTCTGGGACTTTCTCTGCGTCCTCTTTGTATTTACTAATCTCGTTCTTGAGACCCGTAACGGTTGCAGAGTGTTCTTCGATAATCGCGGAAACCTGCTCGTCTGTAAGTGCCATGCTTTTTAAAAAAGCTCTTGTTAATGCCATTTGATTACTCCTTTTCTTTGAGGGATTTCTTTCCCTAAATGACTTTATATGTAAATCACAGTACTTCGTGATTACTTACTAAATAATTTTGCAGCTTTAAGGGATTTCGCCCCAAATTTGCCGTCAATTTTTAATTTACATTTCGACTGGAAAATACTAACTGCATCTTCTGTCTTTTCTCCATATTTGCCGTCAGTTTCTAATTTTGAGCCGATAGCCCAGTTTAAAAACTTCTGCAATTTTTCAATTTCCCCTCTTGCGCCTTTTAACACTGTAATACCGTCTAAAAACGTGTAATAGCCTCGTGGCGGCAATTCGGGGAGTTTCCCGGTGTATTTAACCTTTTTTGTTGTTTCTTCCTTCTGTGCCACCGCTGGGAAGCCATGATATAAAATATTTAAATCAAACTTTCCGCCGTTGCCGGTTGAAACCTTGGTCGGAAATACTCCAGAGCTGGTATACTGCCACGCCATAAGGTCATCTACGTTTGCAGGTTTATAAGATTTGTTTGGTGTCGCTTTAAACGCCATGCGGTTATAGCCTTTGTAATAACGTGCAATCCACCAGTTTTTACACTTGACCTTGTTTTTATCAATATGCTCCGCAAAGTATGATTTACCAGTGTAAACGCCGAATTTATAGCCTCTTGACTCAACGACAGTCTGTGCCGCATTGATAATCTCGGCAATCTTTACTTTACTTAGCCTTGCCTGCACTTTATCCTCGATGTCAAACCAAATGCCGTACTTAAAATGCTTTTTGCTGGCCTTGTCGAGGATGTCACACACAAGCTCCATGTCAGACTTAGCTTTCGCCACTGTAGTAGCGTATGTGTAGTTATACACGCCCCATGGAATGCCTAACTCCTCACATTTTTTATAGTTCTCTTCAAATTTTTTATCTTTGCCTAAATCCTTGCGGATAATCTTAATGATCGCACCATCACAACCGTATTTCTTTACTTTCTTCCAGTCGATTGTGCCGTTGTATGTCGACACGTCAATAATTTTTTTCTGTGCCATATTTTTCTCCTTTATAATCTTCGATCACTGTAATCCCGTACTCAATGGCGCAGGCGTTTTCAATCTTGCATCCTCTCGCCTTTTCCCATCCCTTTGCAAAATATGCAATATCGGCAGTTGATAATAATTCAAGCGATTTTCCTAGAAACCAAAGTGGTCTGGCATCGGTAGGAGCTGCCTGGAAAAACGAATCAATAATCTCTGCTGGCTCCCCTAACAGTTTTTCTGCGCTTTTAATTGCGTTTTCTCTCTCTTTTAAGATTTCCTCATCTGATTTACCTTTCATCGGCTGACTAATAAATAATTTTTTCATTTTTTACCTCCATCTCAACACATATAAAATCTTCTGATTTCCATTGATAACTCTGTGTATTTTTTTATATGTTCCGCCTGCTTTTCCTGTGTTAGTGCTAGCCTTTCCGGCATCCCACCAGACCATTTTATTTCTCTCGTTTATTCCTGCGAAAATATTGGTATGCAGGCGGTAAAAGCAAACGTCTCCCGGTTTTAATTTGTTTTTATAATCCCGGGGTAATTTATTTACTTTTATCAATCTATATCGTTTTGATATAGCCGCTTTTGTTCCTGCGCCCTTATAGACAACTGTTCCGTTCTTGTTGCAATAAAACAGTTGTCCCGGTTTGAGGATGCCTAACTGCTGTAGGCAATAGCATACATATGACGCACAATTACTTACCTTTTTCTTCTTTGCACCCGCCCAGCTATTCGCCACGCCTTGAGAGTATTTAAATTTTTTATCAACAAAATACTCTGCTGTTTCTTTTGCCTTGACGAGTAAAGACAATCTGTCCATTATCCCATCGCTCCTTTTAATTCGTCTGCAATGATTGCTGTGTATTCTTTTGCGTAATTTGCCGCCGCCGGTTTTAAATACGGTTGTGCTCTCTGACCGTTTGTAATATGCCACTGCCCCTTATCGTCCTGATAAGTCCACGGGGTCTTTCGTCCCCCTTTGTAGTACACACCAGTTCCCAGTTCTACATAGGCGGCGTATTCTTCGTTGCTACCTATTGTTTCCGTGAGATTTTCCAAGTTAGTCTGATGCGTAATACTATTTCTCAATGCGCCCGTATCGACCGGGCAAAGGTCTTTTGCGTGCCCCTCTGCGGCGGCTCCTGCCTGTTCTAATGCCCTTGCAAGTGCCATCGTGGTCTTGAGTATTACTTCGTCCACATGGCTCACAACATCAATATCCGCCATTATATTTGCCCCCTTTGCGTTGCCAACCATTCGTAGTAGGTCATGTCTTCTACGACTTCGTTTCTGCCTGTTTCTGGGTTTCTGACACGTATCATTCGCGGTTGTGCCAGTTCGGTAGGCAGTGCAGTTCGTTGCGTGCATCGACAGTTATAAACTTCCGCCGGGATTCCGCTTGGGTCACCCGGATACATAAGACCGTTTGAGTACGCCATGTTAAACGGTACTTCCTCACCGTCTAATGCCCTGTGGCTGTCTCGTGTTCTCAGGTCCTTTGTCGCTGTCCAATGCTTAACTACATCAATTCCCATCTGGTAGGCTTCCTCATATGCCGCCTGCCTGCCCCCGTTCTGCGCTCCTGTGAACGCCGTGCGGGCGTTTCTGATTGCGGCAGTATGATTCATTCCCGTAACGTCCTGAAATCGCCCTGCAAGCTTTTTGATGCTATCGCCCTGTAATATTCCTTGCAGTAGTGCGTTTTGCAATTTCTTTTTGTTCCAATGTACATCCTTGCTTTTTAGTACCCTCCGGGGCGGAAGAATCTTTTGTTTTCTGACCGTCAGCCGCTTAACTGTATGCTCATCAACCAAATTAAATGCAATATCTCCAATCTCTTTTATCTGTCTATCAGGCACAAGAGATTTAATCATGTACGCCTCAAAGTTATGATTAATAGCAATCACAAGCGGGGTCTTCTCGTTGATGTATGCCGCGGCAATCTCATTTGACTCCGCCAGCCTCCGCGCCATGTCCTCGCGCAGCGCCTCCCACCTCTGCCCTCTGCCATACTGATTCATCAACCATGCTTCAAATTCTTTCTTGGTGTACTTCCCTGCCTGGTATGCCGCATATTCCTTAGCGTACCGGCGGGAGAATTGTTTAAAATAGTTTCTTGCTTTGCCGTCAAGTTCCTTTCCGGCTTGTTTATATACATCTGCTAACCGCTTTTCTAACTTTTGCAGTTCCTGTTCTGTCCACTTGTCGGATGGATACATAGTTATTCATCCCCTTCCGGGATATCTTCCGGCACATCTGGTTCAGGCGGCTCCGTGTAGCGGTTATATGATTCTTCGTCTAGCTTTGCCAAAATGTCCGGCACTTCCTCTGGTGCAACAAACGGTAATTTTTTCAGGATGGTTTCTTCATCCAGATAATTAGCCGCCTCAAGAATCATATCTGTACGCTCTTTCTCGTTACTGATTCTGTTCCGCTTAAATTGCGGTTCGTCATCAATCCCCGCAAGCTCCAGAATTTTCTCAATCGCATCGCCTACAAAGTACTCAAAATCATCTGCATTATCATCTAGTGGCTGGTATGCGGCGTCGATATGATCATTTGTTGCTCCGGCGGCTATGGTGTGTACATCCAGCGCCCCGAAGTCCTCATAAATCTCTGACCGCATTTGTGCGAGAAACTCTTTTCTAGCGGTATATGGTGGCTCTTGTGTGTATGCTTGCACCTGCCCTTCCTCAGCCTTTGCGATGTGCTGAAATTTGAGCCGGTCCCTGAATTCCGCCAGTTCGTCGTCTGTCATACCGTCAGCGTTAGAAATGAGCCAATACATCTGCGCACAGTCGTCTAAATCATTGGCAAAACCACTTTGTACCGCGTCGTAAGCATCAATCTTCGACTGCATCCCCCTTAGCGTGCTTATATGCCTTTTATTACCAAACATCGGTACAATAGGGAGACTGCTATAATTTTCTTCTCCGATAATTTCGGGTTCCAAATTGTTTGCAGTCTCAATTCTCTGTCTGTATGCCCGTTTGGGAGCGGTCTCTTTTAATTCTCCAAATTTACTCTCTGCACTGTAGGTTGTGTAGCCATCCACCTCGTACAGCACAACCTTAAACGGTTTCTGCTCGTCCAGTTGCCAGAATCTTATGCCCGCCATCAATGCCCCTGTGTCTTCATCCCACATCGGGGCGAACTGCGTAAAAGGAAATTCGTGCACGTGGTCCACATTCCAAAAAAGGAAAGATTGACCGTGAATTAATGCGTTGTAAGCCGCCTCTTTAATCCGTCTGTCGAATTGTTTGCCTAGTTTATCTTTGACACCCATGTCATTAAAAAAGACACCGTTTCCCAGGCTGTACGAACAGCGCTGTGTATTTAATTTGTGAAAGAAATTAGAGCATATCTGTGCGTTAGACGAAAAATTATCTATCTTTTTCTGGCCCAACAAAGTGTAATAGACGCGCTGGAACTGTAAAATAGTCTCATTTTCCTGTGCGTCATACTTGTCCGCCCTTAACGCCTCTTTGTATGCTCCTGTACTCTCGTGGAATTTTATAAACTGATTTATAAATTGCCCTTTGTCTTTTGCGGCAACAAAATCTTGATATGATAGATACATTGTTATCACCCTAGAATTGATTTGTATTGTTTTGTTCGGCTGCGCTTGACGAGTTTTAATGTTTTTACAAGATACCTGATAGCATCCATTGCGTGGTCTGACTGTTTTATAACTGCATCCCTGCCTTTGTCAGCCGCTGTTGGGTCCCATGCATAGATACCAAACTCCTCGATTGTGTGCGTGCAAGACGGGTCAAACGATAATTTGTCTTGTGTCAACATCGTCTCAACATCTGCTATCCCGTCGTTAACAGTGTTATCCGCCTTTTTGACCTTATGTCCTCTACTGCGTAACTCTACGATGAGAGCGGCGGCGGATGGGTCAACAATGACTAAATCATCTTTCTGCCCGTTTAGTGTGTCCTCTAGTCCTTTTACTAGCTCGCTGACCGGTTTCATTCGGTTGTTCTCCCTGCCTGAATAGTAGTATTCTTTTATACAGTGCCAGTTGCCGGTATCTACTCTTTTTTGCCATACAAGGAAGACGGTAGCGTTTTGCATACCAAAATCAGAGCTAACAATTATCTCTCCGCTAGTCTTTGCTTTACAGACGTGTCTTTCCTCTGAAAACATATCGTACACAAGACCTTCTGCCACTGCCCAGTTGCCTAGTATGTAGCGTTGATACCTGTGTGTCCCTGAGTATTCTTTTATCAGTTCGTCTACTACCGCCGGGGGTAGGCAGCCATCGTGTATGTTGTACGCCTGTTGGAATATATCTGCATCAGAATCCAGAAAGCCTTTGAACCAGTGCTTCGGTCCCGCCGGGTTGCACGTCCCATCAAAATGACTGTGTGGCGTTCTGAGACGAGATTTTAACATCTCAAATACTTCTTGGTTCCACGTCGTTACTTCGTCGCCGTATGCATACTCAATCGTTGCTCCCTGTATCCTTGCAACGTGTTTCTTGTTGTCAGCGCCTAGTGCATATACCTTTTTGCCAAATAGCTGTACTGTGTTGTCGCTCCGTATCTCGCCAACTAGCTCCTCGCCCCAAATCTCTCGCATAGGGTCAAGTATGTTACGTTGTAGCGTGCCTCTGGTGTTTCCCAACATCACAGCAAGCCCTAATCCTTTTAGATGTGTCAGGCGTTGAGGGATTACGATTGCGTAGTCCACAAACGATTTCCCGGAACCTGTCGCCCCAGTCTTTACGTTCCAACGATGGTTACAACCTTGTAGATATTCTGCCTGTTTGCTAGTCAATGACACTATTGACACCCCCAAGGATTTCAATAGCTTTTGCCAGTGCTTTGTCGCTTGCACTCTCTGACTGTGGCTTATCTCGCCATTGTTCCGGCTTTCTGTTCTTTAGCCAAAATATCTGTGCTGTTGTATCCGGCGCAACGTGTTTTTTTGTTACTTTTCGCTCCGTCATTACTCCGCCTTCGTACTTTTCGCTCGTCTCCTCGTAGCTGTACCCTAACGCCCGTTGTAACAGGCTTTTTTCCACTTGCCTGTCCACAACATCTTTTCCCTTTTTTAAGGTATCGGCTAAAATTGGAAATTTTTTCTTCCATGTATACAAGGTATCTGGGTTAATGCCGATGTTTGCCGCAATCTCTTTGTCTGTGCATCCATCTCGCGCCCATCCCTCTAGCTTAAGTAACCCTTCTTGGGTCAGCCACTCCTGGTATTTACTTATCCCATTTTGGGGTCACCTCCTAAATACAACCATAACCCCGTAATGAATTGTTTACGGGGTTATATGAAAGGAAAGAAAATATGAAAAAAATCGTTTACTCCAGTTGCATAGCGCAACTAGATACAAGTATAAGGAATTGCACCTTAACAGCCGCCGGGGTAAGACTAATAAGCGGCTGGTCCCTAAACACTTGTAGACCCGCAACCTGTATGGAACGTAAGGCACCGTGGGATAGGTGTCTTACGTACTCTCTTTTACGCGGGTGAGAGTTTACACTTTTACCACAAAAAGATGAGGAGGTTATGTCTCACAAAAAGTTACCAGTACTCGTCCGTACAAGTGTATTGTACGACATTTTTTAAGCCGTGTTAGACAAACATAAAAAAGAGAGGGAGGGAATTCTCCCCCTCTAATATCCTGCATATTTCCCAGCCAAATTGGCGAAAGCACTAAGCCATCTACGTATAGTCATTTCTGCATATCCGAGCTTATTCGCCGCCCCTGCTATCGTGTATCTATCCTCGAAATACACCAGCTGTACGGCTTTCATTCTGTCCTCGCCGTTGTCCATCCCCTCTGTTTGCTTTATCGCCTTGTTGATAGCGTACATCCATAGGGCTGACTGGGCTGTATTTTCTGCAATCAGTTTGTCTGGGTATTTTTTTACCTGCTTTACTGCGTGTCCATACCAGTCGTGTTTGGGATTGCTCAATTTTCTTACCTCCGCGTAATCATCGCTAATATCATCATTACTGCTGCATAAATCTTATCTTCTTTTTCTTCTGCCGCCATCCATTCCAGTAAAGCAATCGCTGCCCATATTATAGGCATCACGTTACTTATCACGTTATTTACTGTACTCATATCACTTCCTCCATAAATCACTTGCTTTCCATGCAAGCAACAAATATATTATTGCCAATATAACTGCTCCACAAATCTTTTCACTCATATTTACTCCTCCAACTTTCTTCTTATTTCTTTTTCATTGTCTGCAGTCATTGCTACATCAAATATGCTCATCGTTCTATCTCCCCGTTTCTTCCAACTTTTTTAAACCTCACTCTTTGTAGCGCGTCAGGGTACTTTGTTGTATTGACTCCCGAAAAAAATTGTTTTAAATCTCTACTCCATGTAAGCTGGGAAGGTGTAAAGTCTTTGTATATCACTTCTATTTCAAGAGACTCGGAATTTACTACAACGTCCGTTACGATATATAATCCTCCTTTGAAGTGCCTGTATATACAACCAGTCATTTCTTCTTTCAAATATTGAGCGTCCTTCTGAATTTCCATTACGTCGGTAGAACGCCTTGTATCATATACAGCAGTTAACATCTTTCTTCCTCCTTTTAAATATACTCATTTCTTTTTTCCTTTCTTGTCTTCATGCTTCTATACGTTTTTTCGCTTTACAAATAAACTTGTTATTTCCTCCTGTTTAAAAATATGTGAGCGTATCCGTGGCGTTGTTTGCCATCAACTCGACTCGTTTTAAATATCTTAACTGATTCTGGATGTATGCATCGGAGTCTTTGCCTTCGGCCGCTCTCCAGTCAGCTATTCGCTTATCAACATCTTGCAGTACATTAATCGGAATCATATCAAGATTGATATCTTCGAGACTAAGCTGTTTCATCTTTTTGCTCCTTTCATATATGCTCATGCGCCGTTTTGCCTTTGCAATGTTCGTGATTTCGTGTATCCATCTCTTTCGCCTAATTTTTCTGCAATAGCTCTTATTACATTTACAGTTACGCCGTTTCCTGCTTGCTTATATAATTGACTATCAGAATTAACAAACTCTGCTTTTTCAAAATAGTCATCTGTCCAACCTTGTAGCCTAAAGCATTCTTTCGGTGTCAGCCTTCTAATAGCTATGTAGCATTGGTATTTTTCGTACCAGGTTGCATATACGGTCAGCTCTTCTGAAACTTGCACAAAAATCCCTTGATTGCAACTGGTATCTAATGTATTTGCAACATCACGTCCAACTCGCCCTCTTCTTGTTTTACTTCCTGGAACTGATAAATTCACGCTATCAATGCCTACTCTACACTCGGAATAGCCTTGCTTTGTTGCTTCGGCTACTTTTATGCAGACATTAGGTTCGTTTCCATGCGATTGACTTCTAAGTGTTGGCACTTCACCCTTAGGGGTAACACATTTCGCTTTTCTGCCCTGTGGATCAATAACTCCAATCAGTTCGATCCCCACTCCGTGTCTATCCTGTCCAGTAAGTGTAAACATCGGCTCACCATTTTCTTTGAACCTTCTTCCGTTCTGACGTTTCTCTGCCTTGTCTGGTGTTAATACCGGAATTGCGATACCACTATTTTGCGCTTTATACGTTCCGTATCCTTTTTGGTATCTCGCTTGCAAGCATCTAGCAACGCTAGTTGTTTCTGTTCCACTATTGCACAAATCTATAAAACACGGCAATGCTACATGATGCCCTCGCCCACCACCTTGACCAGCATCAAGAGTTTCTGTAATTCCATCAGGTGCAAATACCTGCGTATTTCTTCTGTAACCGTCCCTGCGACCTATTATTTGAATATTATCTTCTCTGTCTGCTCTTTCGACAGGAAATACTTCTGCGGAGCCTCTGCCTCTAAGATGCCCGATAATGAAACACCTTTCTCTGTTCTGTGGCACTCCGAAATCTTTGGAGTTGAGCACCTGCCATTCTGCATCATACCCCCTCTGCTCCATTTCAATGAGCAGTCTGGCGAAATCCCATCCTCCATTAATACTAAGCAAATTCTTAACGTTCTCAATGAAAAGGTAAGTGGGTCTATTTTCTTCTTCGAGTTGTCCGATAAGGTACATAACTCTGAAAAACAAGCTTGAACGGTTTCCTTGAAACCCAAGTTGCTTTCCTGCAACAGAGATGTCTTGACATGGGAATCCGAAACACCAGCAATCTGCTTTTGGAATGTCTCCGGCATATACTCTTCTAATGTCATTTGCGTACCACTCTCCATTCCTGTATTCCTCCTTTAGTATTTCTTTTTGTCGCTGTTTCAACGGCATTTTGCTCAAAAATTCTCTTTGTTCCTGAGTAATCAGATGCATAGATGTGTAGCTCGCAACCGCGAATTTGTCAAATTCGCAAAAGCCAACACATTCATGTCCTTCCAGTTCCATCCCCCTGCGAAACCCTCCGATTCCGGCAAAAAAATCAATAAACTTCATTTTTCTTTCCTCTTATATATGCTCATGCGGTTTGACCGGTTCCCAGTGTTTTTCAGCTTCCCTATTAATTAACCTGTTGTATCTCTCTACATACTCCTTTTCGTTTATCTCTCTACTTTCAAACATACGTGCTAAGTCTTCGTAGGTATCTTTTACAGGTTTTTTAATTGCATCTATACGCTCTTTAAATTCGTGTACATCTATCTTTCCGTAGCCGCTAATAATTTCGTAGATAATGTCATCACGGTAATTACCATTCATATCTCTAATAGAGTCTTTTAGAATATGCTTGTTTCCTCCGTGTTTTTTGCAGAATTTATCGTAATGCTTTTCAACAGGATTTCCACCAACCATGCGCCACTCAATTTTACGGAGCTTTTTTGTTAGCTCCTCCATCTTGTTAAAAAGTTCTTCTCCGACAACCGGATTTCCTCTATCGAAAGATAAAAGTCCAAAATTATACGCCTTGGAGCAATAATAATCAATGTGATAAGACAAATAGCCTATCAATCTGTTATTACTAACAATAGCAAAATCAAATTTTCCTTCCTCTGGGTTTGCTGATATATCCGGACACCATTGTTCTAAGCATCCAGTTAAATACATCATATCTTCAGTAAAATAAATTCTTTGAAATTCTGTTGTTATTTGTTCTTTGAATAATATTGCAGGTACTAGCATTTGACTCTCCTCTTTATTTCTTTTCTGTTCATTTTTGTTCCCCTCTTAAATATGCTCATGTGGTTCGACCGGTTCCCAGTGTTTTTCAGCTTCCTGCTCAACCAATCGGTTATACTGTTCCACAAATTCTTCCTCACTTATTTCACCCTGCATAAATTTTTCTGATATGCTCACGTAGGTCTTCATTGGTATCCTTTTCAGTCGGTTACACCGCTTCGTAAACTCCTCATCACTTATTTCATTTTTTATGTATTGTTGTGCTAAACCTATATATGTATCCGGTTCGATTGTATTATCGCTCATTTATGCCTCCAATCTAATTTCTGGCCGCACCAAGAACAATATTGAATACTTTGAATCTCCACTTCATTTGGTGTATACGTTCTGCCATGACAAATCGGGCACTCGCATACATATTCATTGCCTGTGAATCTTTCAATAGGTTTCTTGGAAATCTGCTTTTCCAATGCTTTGAGTGCCATCAATATGGCTTTATCATGTTTTCTTGCCGTAATTGCACTTTTTGGTGGGTCTGTGTGTATATCCTTTTCTAAAATCCCAATCGCCTCTTCTAATGTCATTATTCATTCCCCCTTATTCTTCCGCACGCTTTCGTCCACTCCCTCACAAATCTCTTTTCTGCCAAGTCGCTTGGGAAAACTTTGTTTTTTGTTTTTGTATTTTATCAAAATCTTTATCTTTCAGTCCGTATGGCATTTTTACCCCCTCCTCTTCGTTCTGGATAAGCATAATTTCTTTGTTTCCCCCTTTTCCCCTTCTTTCCGTGCCCCGACACGTAGGGGCACGATTAAAAGATTATACTGAGATTACACAAACGAGGCAGAACCAATTCGCCCAGCCCGCGGTGCTAGAGCTGACTCTCCCGGACGGGGCCACGTACCAGGTGCTGTACCCATTGCCTCGGGCCGCACTACGCGTCCAGTACCAGTTCGTTTCCCCTTTGGGAGTAATTTTTACTCTTTTCTTTTCGTTCTCAAAAAATGCATATTCACCTTCCACTTCTTCGACAGACGGCAAAAAAAACGTATCTACAGTTTTTTTCCCTATTGTTCCATTATCTTTATATACTTTGCAGAGTAATTCACGAAATTCCGGTTCAAATCTGTTAATAAATTCCTCACTGTTAATATATTTTCTGATGTCCGAAGTTTCCCATTCATTTCCTCCATTTTCGCTAAATGGCATCGGACCAAAAATAAGGTCCCGAACCGCAAGTGTCACGCTGTGCTTTTTATTTGCATCTGCAAGTTTTTCCTTGTCGTAGTCTAAGACATCAAAAGTCACCGCTCCGAAGTCTTCTACCTGGACTTCCATAGATGCATTCTCACCAAAAAATTCTCTGGCTTCTCCATTCTCAATATAATGCTTGAGATTCTCCCATGTGCTAATGCATTCTATTTCTGCCTTTCTTTTAAATTCTTTTGCCATATTTTGCTCCTTTCCCCTCCGGAATAAATCCGGAGGAATCAATGGCATATAGCTCCTCATGGAACCGTTAACGTATTTCTGTAATGTGTATCTATCCTTAACCCCGGAGGGTGTCCAGCTGTTTTATCCATTCAAGCGGCCCTTTGTTGAGCAGTAGGCAGTTTTCACCTACATTTCCCATATCAAAAATACATCCCTCGCAATACTTGTGTTTATTGCAGTACTTTCTGATCGTTTTTGCCGCTTTTCTTGCTTTTGAGTCTCCTATTTTTCCCATTACGCCACCTCCCTGATCGTGATGCCATACCGTTCAAGCATTAGCTTTCTCTTGATAATATATTCCGGATTTTTTCTTGTGCGCGGGGATTTTACGTCCTCAACAACAATTTTCCCCTCCTTGTCTGTGTAGCGGAAATCTGCTGTATATGATACGGGGCGTTCTGTAGTGCCATCCTCTCGCTTCTGGCTGCCCACAAGGATGTATCTCGGCTGCCGCTCTAATCCTGTAATTTTCCCCGCTTGTTGCATCGCCGCCAGCTCTAAATAGCGATGCATTTCTCTTTTACTATCAAACTTCCCATCTTTCGTAAAAATCTTTTTATTTCTAAATTTATTCACAGGTAATTCCTCCCAAATGTTTTGATAAATTCTTCTCTCGTTCCGTTGTTCTCCTCCCAGTACTTCTGTGCCAGCTCCTTGAGATACCTGTCTAGTGGTCCGTTGGGATTACGATGCACTGCCTCGCCGCCGTTGGTATGATGATTTAAGCATAAATAAACTGTAAAACCATACTTTTCGGCTTGTTTTCTGTTGCTACTGCCATATAAGACATGATGCCTATGTAAATTTTGGGTTGTTTTGCAGAAGAAGCACTCTTTTTTTGTTTGTAGTACGCTATTCATTTCTCTTCTTCCTTTCTTGGCTTCCATTTTCCTAGTATTTGTTCCAGCTCTCTTGGTGTTAGCGTTTCAATCCCTAAGTCTTCCGCTTCCTGTATCGTCCCTTTGATTAGCTCGCTCATTTCCCGGCTGTCGTAGGTGTGCGAACCTCGCATGAGCCTGTAAAACACTACCTCTTTGCCTTTTTCTAGGCGCCGTCCTATCGCAACTGTGTGAACGTCCTCTTTTTTGTACATGATGTCGGTTGGAACGTTAGTTTTTAAAACTGCTATGTCTCCTTTTATCAGCTCCGGCTGTCCGTATCTGCCTATCATTAAATTTTTGGCTTCCGCCTTGCTCGTTCCGACTTTCTCCGCTATCTTGGTGATCAGGACGTGGAAATAGGCGTTTGCCGACAAGCTTCTTTTCTTGCGGAACGGTTTAATTATTACGGACAGTTTTTCCAACTTTTTCAGCTCGTCCACGCCCTTTATAAACCGCTCCGCCTCGTTGATTTCCAGGGTAACCGTTATCTTTTTGCTAAAATAATCCACCGCTAAGTTTTTTATTTTTCCAGTTAAATCCATGCTATTTTAGTCCTAATTCCTTCATGGCTTCGGCATATTGTTGTTGTGTCGTCTGATACAATGATTTTAAGCCTCTTTGACTTGCCCATTCTTTAATTTGGGCTTCCGTCATTCCCTTTTTTTGCATCAAATCATAGAGCCGTTTTGCTTCTTTCTCTGTGATAACCTCGTTGCGTTTGTATTCGTCTGTATCCGCGTCTTTCGAGTCATCCAGAAGAAACAAGCTATTTAACGCGTATTTTCTCGCGTAGCTCGATGCTGAGCCGGTAACTTGTGCTGCATCCATCTTTTTTTTGCTTTCCTCCTCCCTGGCGTATGCTGTAGTGCGAAAACTGCCCTCGCTTTCTATGTCTTTTAAAATCGCTGTCGCCTTTATGTAAAATCGGTTGCCCAGCATAATAACTTCGTCGTTTACGGCTAATATTAAGCCTTCCCTGTCCAATAAAGGCTTTACTGCCTCATAGATGTCCTCTAAGCTCCTGTAACTATAGCCGCCATACTCACTGTATTTACTCTTAGGTACCTTTAATTCTGCCTGAATTTTTTGTAACTTTGTGTAAACATCTCCCATCTTTCTTACCTCACGATCACGCTCTTTGAGGTCTCAAGATGCGCCCCTGTGACCTCTTTCCCGGCTTTAATCGCCTTTTTAATCGCTGTCTTGTCTGCCTGTGGCTCTGGAATCCTGATGTATTCCTCTGACAGACTGCCTAAATCGTCAATAGTCACAGACTCGTTGCTCTTGTATAATACGCTTACTCTTGCCGTTTTGAGCTTTTCTCCGTCAAGAGCATGGGACAGATAGTCCTTACACCTCTGTGCGGCGTTCTCGCAACTTCTACGGCGTTTCGCAAGCTTTTCTTCCTCCTCCTTGATTGCCTTTGCTTCTGCGGCATAATTCTTCACCGCCAGTGCGATTCCCTCCACCTTTTTGTCTCTCTCGATGTTGAGAGCCTCAAGTTTTTCAAGGTCAATAATTTCTCCTGTCTCCTCGTCTACGCAATCCATAATTGCACTGTCAATCTCGTATAGTGTCATTGCTCTAATTCCTCCTCATATCTCTCGTATTCGCTGTAGTTCGCCGCACCTCGTTTGATTGCTTTGTGTGCTGTTCTGTACTCATATTCTGCCTCAAGGTGCTGTCTTTTTAGGTATTCCCTGACTGGGTCAACGTACCACTCCGCCATGTTTCTCCTCGCTTTCTTCTCCCCATGCCGTTTCAATGCTTTTGCTCAATTCGTTGTAGCCGCGGGCAAAAGCTTCAATTTCTTTCATCCGCAAAACGCCTGTTTTTTGTACCTTGTCTTTAAATAGCTCTAAAATAGCTCTTGCAATCGCCTTGTCCTCGACTGTGATTACAACACTTGCAGGAATCACACCTTTTTTCTCTAAGACGTCCTCATACTCTCTTTTCGCAAAGCCGTTTACGCTAATCATTGTGTTATTCATAACCTAATCTCTCCTTCTTTTCTGCTATCCAATCCCCCAACGCTCCCTCGCACTGTTCCGGGGTATAATTTTTATTATCCTGCTCTAACCGCCCAACTATTTCTCCCAGCGTGGGTAGTTCTGGTGCTGTTTCTTTTCGTTCTATCGCTCCCGCCGCTTTTATCATTTCTTGGAGTTTCGGCGGGTACTTGTCTATCTCCTTTTGTGCTTCTAACGCCGCTCTGTAGCTTCTGAGAAAGTTTGACTGTATGACCGTCTGAAAGTCCGCTGAATCTACTACCGCCCAGTCATGGAGTGTCTGCGGCGTTCCTACTGCCCTTTGCAACGTAGGGGGCAGTTTGTTAAACTCCTCTCTGTAACCGTAAATCCCATTACTGCACGCCTTTGCCACTGTTGCCCATGCTTCCTGCTCACTCAGGTAGCTGCTTTCTGCTTTGAGCTTGCTGGCACACTCCAAAATATCTGCTGGTGTTGGTGGGAACTTGCCAGTTGTCATGTACATCTGTGCCGCTACGCTTATTGTCTGGTAGTCGTTGTTCTTGCCTACCAGGCGGTACCACATGTCCAACGCCTGTTCGTTGGGAACAAATCCCGGAGCCGTGTAGACGGTTTTTAGTGCGGCTACGATTTTAGAAAACTCCGAAATCGTCATACATTCCGCCTCCCTCCTGTTCTTTCTGTGCCGCCCAGTGCTGTATATCTCCGTACAGCCGATCGTTGATGTTCTTCGTGCTGTCGTTACCTGTTTTCAGCTCAAAGAATCCTAACCACTCCTTGTCCAATGACTGGTCTATGATTTTTTTCATCGTTCCCAAATCTCCGCCGGACAACTCGTGTAATTTTTTGAGCAAAGCTTTCAAAGCTCTGTCTGTTCTTACTGGCTTTCTGATTTTCTTACGCATAGCAAGGAATTCCAAAAACTTGCAGTTAAGTTCTTCATCCTCGAAATACTGTTCTGGTTCTTTCTTTGCGCGCGCACTCTCTTTTATTCCTTTAGTACTTGATTCCTTAAGTATTTTATTATTTAAGTATTTTATTCCTTTAGTATTTAATTGCGTTGGATTTTCCTGCATAGGTTTTTCCTGTATTGGTTTTTCCAATATAGGCTTTTCCTCTTTAGGTTCTTCCAATACAGGTTTTTCCTGTGTTGGCTTTTCGTAAATGTCGTAAACTGTACCGCTTACCTGTCCTTTTTCGTTTCTCTCACGAGTCACTCTCAGGTATCCGAACGTCTTTAACTCTTCCAATGCGGCTCTCACGCCGTCTACGCCGTCTTTATTCAAATTTGACAGTCCTTTAACTGTAAAGTCCCAGTCTTCCGGTAAACTAAGCATAAGACTCAGTAGACCTTTTGCTTTTAAAGACATATCCTTTTCTCTAAAATGATAATTCGACATAACGGTGTAGTCTGTCGTTTTATTTATTCTCATTACTGCCATGTCTACCTCCTATCTTGACAAATCGCCAAGTCTTTTGTAAAATCTAGTTATGTTTTATTTAGCAAGAGCTTAATGGTAGGGCTCTTCCTTTTTTACCTCGTGTTCTACGCCGTCTTTATCAGTGTAAAACACTTTGTCATACTCTACACCTTGTTGTCATCCTAAAAGGGTGTAGAGTAGTCTAGCAACATACTCTGGTCTCGGAGGTTCATTCATTTTTTTTACTCCTCTCTTTTCGTAAGTTCCTGACATTGCAAGAATTTATTAATAAAATATTGCTGTCCTTTACCCGTGACTTTAGTTGTCTTGGTGATGATATTTTCACCCGCTCCGTTAATGTAGGAGCCTTCCTTGATTTCAAACAATCCAAGCTCCATACCTTTCTGGGTTGGCATGTTTCTGCCTGACCCACGTTTGAGTAGAAAGCCATTTTCACGCATCCAAGAAAACAATCTTCGTTGTCCGATTTCGATGCCGTTCTGTTTTAACAGCTTCGCAAGCTCACCAATCAAAATTGAGGTCTGACTTGCTGAAACGGCATCTGCAAACACTTCTTTTGGCCGCATACGCTCAACGCTTTCAAGTAAAACTGCATTATCGGCTTTTAAAGATTCAATGGTTTTATCAGCCATTCTTAAGGCTCTGGCAAAAACCTGTTCTGGCGTGTTCCATGCTTTTTCTAAGTCAAGAAAATATTGTCTGTACAATCTGCCTTTTTCTGAACGCTGAATCATGCAAATCTGTTTCGCCATGTCAACTGAAATTTGATAGTCTGTATATTCTGTAAGTGGATTCTTAGGATTATTGGT